GTTCGCCCCTACCGAATCCTCCCCCGGAAATGTGTCGCTCTGTCCGACAGGAAGTATCGGCGGAGTAGTACCGTCACTGAAAAATTTTACCTTGAAAGCAGAGTACCACACATTGCCCACCCGCAAGGTGGTTACGGTATTTGTCGAGGTATTTGTCAGCAATCGAGCAAAACTGCTTCCATTTCCATCGGTTACCAAAATAGCCGGGTAATAATCGCCGATACTCTTGTCGGAGGCCAGCGACAGCCACGATTCGACTGGTACACCGGTGGGATTCACCGAAGTGTCGTAATAGTTGATGTCGACAAAAAGATACGGCACGTCCGCACTGATTTCATCAATTTTGCTTCCGGTAAGATTGGGTTTTGCGTTATGGTCGTAGCCGTCGAAATCGCTCAGGCGACAAAAATCCGTACCCGGGTGTGGATAGGCGACATAATCGAAAGAGGTATCATGGATAGCGACGATATTCGTGCCGTGCGGTATCGTAGCTTTCAAGCCATAGCGTATGCCTTGATTCTTATCCGTTTCGCTTCCTTCCCATTGATTGATGTATGTAGTGACCCCGCCGGATTGCTGGGGATAGTTTTCGGAAAGCGGTGCAGCCTGCGGATAGCGCACCGGTTTATGCCGGCTCCACTTGTTGATACGTCCCGGACGGCCACCCTGCAACAGGGGTCGTTCGAGGGCAACGATGTCGGCCACGTCCCATACCCCGTTCTTCGGATAAATTCCAAGTAGGTTATAGGGGTCGGTTATCGCTACCGGAGCTGCTATCTTGTTTTTATCGATGGCCATAGGCTCACTTTCCTCCTTTCCCTTTTAATTCGGACAATTCTTTTTTCAATCGTTCTATATCTCCCATAAGGGCTTTAACCAGACGGGCGGTCTCCTGCGTTGCCCCGGCGATGGTGTTGATATAGTCGGGCGACAGGTAGTTCAGAGCCCCGTAACCGTCCTCCGTTTCGTAGGCCATCGATGGCAATACCTCTTTCACCTTTTGATAGATCAGCCCCGTATGGGCTTCCCCGTCCACGCCGCCCTTGTTACGCTTCCGTGCTTTTTCGGTGTATAGAAAATCGCATACCCTGCCCATCGCCAAGAGCCTGTCGGTATAACTTCGGGTGTAATCGAAATCTCGCTTCAAACGTTTGTCCGAAGTCGTTAGAGCGGTGACCGAGCCTTGTGCCGAGATATTGCCTTGCGACGATATATCCCCTCCGGCCGTGATGTTACCGTCCGACGTGACACTCTCCTTTGACCTTATGTTATTTGTCGCCACAATCCTTCCGGCGGAAATGGATACAGACTTACTACTGGTCGAAAGGTTTATACTCGTAGCCCTGATTACATTCGCTCCATCGATGTCTCCATCCATCGTTATATCCCGAACTCCCGACAGACTTCCGGACACATCGTTCGTTCCGTCAAATGGATTTCCCCAAAACAGGCGATAGTTCTTGAGCCTGTCAGCTGCGATGGAATCGTTATCCGTCAAGGCGACAGACGGGGTAACCACGGTCAGCTTGCTTACACCGACTGTCGGCATGGGAGACAACGATATGCTCTCCACACAGTTCTCGCAAGTCCCGTTCAATGCCCCGTATGTGTTATAGACGAATATGGAGCAGGTCTGGTAATCCGTCTTGGCCGAAACCCAAAAACACACGTGTCCCCCGTACAAGAACACCTTCACGTCACCCAAATCGTCACCGAAATGCGTACCGGCCGTAGCCGTAAACTCGACATCGTTCGGGGCATAATTGTACGCCTGTACGATCGTATTGATAATTCGTCGGCTATAATATCCATTTCCAATCAAATGCAACGTCAACATAGCCGCCTCGGCCTCCTCGACTTTCGTGCGAATCAGCCACCCGTTTCCGGTGGCTGTCTCATACATGCCGCCCCTTTTATACAGGAAAGCCCCGTTGTCAAGCCCGTTCAACTTTTTCGCATTGTCCGATTCGACCGCACGCCCAACTGTCAGCCCCGTATATGTGCCGCTCACGTTGTTTATCTCGGCCAGCGAATAGGTAGGCTTGTTCGGCTGCCGCACCCAATCGTACAGGGTTATGCCTTTGGTGACAACGATATTACCACCCGTTTTGCTGATCGCCGTCACCACATTACCTGTACCTATCGTAGATGCGCCGGCGTTGGCGAGTTTCCAAATCTCGTTGATGGTGTAGGCGTTGAAAGTCTCCGTCATCGTGGTGTTGTCGAACACGCCGCCCAGATCGTCGAACCCATGAACGAGCTTGATGAGCCCTCCTTCGCCACCGCCACCCCCTTCTCCACGCCATACACCAAGAGCGGATATTCCACCCTGTGAATACACATTAAATTTCGAGTATATCGTATTTTCCAACTCTGTGTCGAATTTCCACATATCGTTAATACGGGCAAATCCTTCCTGCATTTGTTTTACAGTCCGTTGATACGATTGTTGCAAGGAAGCCGTCATATCATTGATGGCAGAAATCAAGTCGATATTCTTATTAGCAGATGCAACCTCTTCTTTCAGTTCTTGCGTATTCCCTTTTATTAGGTTGTTCCCGATGGTAATAGTCTGTTCGCAAGGATAGTCGAGTTTGGTTGTAAGGCTTATAACACGAGTAACATATGAATATCCTGTGTTTATGTATTCGACTTTTCTTCCTATGGATAAATCAGGATTGTTTTCATTGAACACCACAGGATTAGATGAAAACTGGTAATTGTTTTGGTCGGAAGAAAGCCGTTCTATTTCTTCGTTCATAGCCGTTTCTAGACGTATGTACGCCGAATCTGTATATTCTTCCGGCATTTTGACGTTGAATAGGATAATATCGTCATTTTCCGACGGTATAAGTCCCGTAATAGCAGGGATAATATAGTTACCTTCTTCCTCTTTATATTTAATCTCGAAATCTCCTTTTTTGACTTCGAAGCTTATACCATCATCACTTGTTATTGTTTTACTCTCATCATGGTATATAAGCTCAAATTCCATACCTTGCAAAGCCCCCGATTGGAAATGTACCGAAGGTACTTTATTGGGTATAAGCATACCATTCGGATTTTTTTCTTCGTCATAAGTGGAATTTTCGAAGTTAAATTCCGGTATTTGAAAATACCATATCGCATATTGGTCGTATATAGGGTCTCCGTTTTCATCTGTGCCTATCTGTATTTTATCATTCGTTTCCGAGTCTATACGCCACATAAGACGGAATCTGACATCTGATATGGAGAGTTCCGATGAAGGGTATATATCATCGAACTGGAGGATTTTGCTAAATATCTCTCCCTGTTGAAGGTTTGGCCTTATATCTTTATATCCGTTCGGATATTTTTTAGGGTCAAGAGTCAGCCGTTTGTTGACCAAATTGTTGACATTAGCACCTTTGTATTCCTGTACGATGTTTCGAGTTGACCCGAATGCGTAAAATCGGGTATAATACCCATCTTTTCCCTCCGTGACCGAAGGTGTATTGATGTTTTCACCAACTTCGAGAGAAACAACAGCTCCATGTTCGGATTTCGACAGATGAATAATCATGGAATCTTTCTCAACCCACCATTCTGTATCAAACGCAGATGCTATACTGTTCAAGGCAGACAATATGTCGATTGATTGGAAAGACAAAGAAGTGGAAGCGTTAAGAGAAGAATCGACGGCGTAAGTCCATGTATCCCCGGTTTCGTTCTCGATAGCCTTACAAATAACACTCATGAAATTGGCCGGGTTATCGGTAAGAGACCAATCCGGCTCCCGATTAGTTATCTCGTTATTCTCATCATAAGAATACATGAAAAAAGGCACTTTACCCCATGATATAAATTTCGAATGAAATTGTGGTTTGTATTGAAATTCGACCTCGTTCTTTTGTTCTGGATTATATGGATCCAAAAGAGAATATTTCTCACCATCGAGTATGATATAAGCCCCTACCGGAATCTCTTCATTTTGGTCCGAGTTCCACGACAATTCTACATAATCGGATTTCATCAATTCTTCTACATGAACACATTCTTCTGTTATAGGAACTGATAAAATAGTATCTCCTTGTATGTTTTTAATGTCTATCATGATGGTTTCGTATATCTTCATACGATTTCAGTCAAAGATAATAAAAGTGTATGAAAAACATGCACTTTTTTATGAATTTCTATCTGCTGGATTATATTCGACAAGTTTTAGAGAAAATCGTGCTATTCCTCTCATGAATTGCGTAAATTGATTGCATGAAATATAGATTGTTTTGTAAGTAATATTTGGTTGATACTTTGTTTTTATATTTATTATGCCTGTTGCCAATTCTTCACAAAAGCTGTTGTATCTTGAAAAGAATTCTTCTTCCGTTTTTGCCGTCAGGTTAAAAGTTAAAGTGATATTTCGTTCATCGATTTTAGGATTAGAGGACAGTACTCGTTTGCCATGTTCTAATCGAGACTTGTTTTCGATGAACTCTTTTAAAGGTGACGGTGTCATTAAGGAGGAAAGAGATGATGTATCCATACTTATACCCCAAGTTGTATAGCAGTCTTTCCCATTTATGTAAAACTCTCCCGATGCCATTTTATTTAAGTATAACTGAAGTTTTGTCTTTATTGATTTCTACAGGACAATTTCGTATGTTTATAAGTCTAATAACTGCGTAATTACGGGCAACTATTATAGCTCTGGCTCCATGCATGAGTATAACTTTGTGAACTCTAGTATTATCGTCAAATACTAGTTCCGCATTGGTATTGCCTATTAAAGCAATATTGGTATCATTACTTCTTTTTACATTTTTAGTGTCGACAAACACGCAATAATTAGCAATATCATTACTCATCTCACGGAACGTTTCAATAGGAGGGAAGTTGTTCTTCTCACAAAACTCTATGCCTTGTGGTGTAAAGAACAACCATACTAGAGTTTTCCAGTCACTAACACCATAAGACTTATCGCAAGCTCCTTTTTGTAAAGCAGCCATCATTATTTCTTTTACTGTATTCATATCTATAAATCTTTAGTATTCCTATTGACTTGTGCTATATCGGATTTTATATCAATTAATAATTTCGTATATTTTGCAATGTCTTCTAAGTAGCTATTCGTAATCACATGTTGATTAAGAATGTTATTTAGTATAGAATTGCTATTAGTTGATACAGATAAAAGAGAATTTAGAGAGATTACGGCTGAAATCATTTGATTTTTGATTTCTTCACCAGAAAGCTGCAACGCTGTAAACCGGCCGTTTAATTCCGTTGCTGTATCTTGTGACATGGTTTCAAAACCTCCGGCTGTCGACTTTTGTTCGGTGGTAGAACTTTCTCCCATGAGACTATCAGCCCAACCGAATTGAGCATCTATTTCTTGTTGAAGCTGTTCAGCCATGTTGTTGATGTAATCTTGTTCCCATTGAGAAAGCACGTTGTCGGCATAAAATTGTTGCAACTTAGTGCGTATTTCCTCCATTTTATTTGAGGATTTAATTGCTGCCTTAATGCTCTCTGTTGCCATTTGTTGCATCATCTGCTTTACAACATCTTTTGCAGATTTAGCCCTATTCTCGCCAGAAGCCCATGCATCTGCATAAGCTTCTGCAAAGTTGTCAATAGCACTTTTTAGGTCTTCACCAAATATGACATCGATAGCTTTTTCTTTGTTATCAGAAATGAGATTGTTTATTTCGTCAATTTGATTTTCCCATTCTTTTATTCTGTCGCTATCTGTATTCTTTTTATCTTGTTCTTCTTTAATTTGATTTTGAATAAGTACTTTTTGTTGTTCTAGCAATTTATTTTGGTCTTCAATCAAGCTGGAAGCACTCTTTCCGTAAGCAGTTTCAATGGACTTGCCTAACTTTTCATACGAACGGTCAAGTGTATCTACCTGATCTTGTAATTTCTGAATCCGTTTTTCATTTTTTGCGTCGTGGATTTTTGCGATAGAGGAAGCAAGAGAGGAGACAAGACCGATGGCAGCACCAGCAGCAGAACCTATCGGTCCAAATATAGCACCTGCCTCTGCTCCTTGCATAGCTGAATTGAGGCCGTCCATAGCCACATTGATACCTTCGGCAATGCCTGACAGTGTATCAGATCCGAAAGCCTCTCCGAGATTTGAAAATGTGTCGGAAAGGAATTGGGCCACACTTAATACCTCACTCAATCCACTTCTTATTTCTTCAAGTCCATCTTGCAATTTTTTTGTATTTGAACCGGCATCGAATACTTTTTTAAGACCATTAGCTAGTTTGTTAAACCCCGTTTCAGATTGATCTGCGGAATTACGGACATTATCTATACCTTCTCTAATTCGTTCTAATTCTTCAGGAGATTTACGCAATGTGTCGAAGGTCTCTTTTGTCATACCAAATTCAAGACCTTTGTTTTCGTCCCATTCGCCTGATTGCAAGAATTGGAATGCCCGTTCAGCTTCATTAGCAATGAGGCGCATATCTGCAACTGTGTGTTGACGCATATCGTCAAACAATTTACTTATGGCAGACGTAGATTTATTCGCCTCTATATCCAAATCAGATAGTGCCCTTTTTGTTTCTTCGTCAATAGACTTCTGTTCCCATTCGTTTTTGCCTACCTTACGAGATTCGCCTTGCTCAATAATAGCATTACGCTTTTCATAATAGTTCCCGTAAGCGGCAAGATAATCGTTCATTGCGTTAATTTCATCATCGAGAATTTCTTTGGTCTGTTTATTCTTATTCTTTTCATTTAACCTATTTGCGGTATCAATATTTTCCTGTTGTTCAGTTGTTAGTCCATTCTCATTAAGCTTGGAGGGTTCAATCTTAGCTACTTTGTTTAACTCGGCCAGCTCTTTCTCTTTCTTTTTAATTTCTTTTTTCTGTTCTTCATAATAGTAGTTAATTTGCTTCAATTTCTTATCTTTACCTTCTTCCCAGAGGGAGATTTCTTTCTCTTGATTTTTTTTACGAAGCTCAAGAAGTTCATCAACAAGTTTCTGTTCGGCCTCTTTTTGTTCTTTTGCTTGCTTATCTTCAGCCGCTCTATCAGATTTGGTTTTAGGCAGCTTTGCACGGAGTGCGTCAATTCGTGATTGTAACGCATTGTATTCCTTGCTTCCACTTACAGTTTCTCCTTGCTCTTTCTCTAATTTTGAGATTTGTGTTTTGACTTCATTGATTACTCTCAAATCTTTCTCACGTTCAAGTACAGTGTCTTGAAGCGACTTGATATAAGCTTCTTGTTGATCCACTGCTTCTTTTGTTCCGCTACCGTCTGCAAGAGCCTTTTTTAATGATGCAAGTGAGGTTTCAGCCTTCTTGATTTCTTCTTCAAGTTGGGAGATGGATTTACCTTCTGTTGTAAAAATATTTTCAGTAGGTGAATCAAATGAGGGTTCGGGAATGAAATATTTGTTTCTGTATTCTTCTAAATTTTTATTTCTTATTTCAGCTTGTCGCCTTATTTCAAATAGAAGTGTATTTGCAGATTCTCCCCACTCTCCCACATCCCACCACTCCCCAATAGATACATCATTAAAAATCCTTTGAATTTCTGTCGGTATATCTCGACCGCTATCCAGCCAGTTTAACCAATTTCGGTAGACTTTTAATCCAGACTCATCTCCATATTTTTTTGTAAATGCATCATATACTTTTGTTAAGTTTTTTTCTCTGACGCTATTGTATATATCTTCTTCTTGTTTGGCAAAATTGGTATAATTTTGTGCGGCCATAGATTTACGTATGGCTTTTTCTAATTTTTCATATTGTCCAGCAAGAGACCCTGTTTTATCAATTTCTTCATCAATGCCAGAAAGATACTTTGAATAGCCATTTACTATTTTTTCTTTTATAGCATACCATTCTTCAGACCATTTTTTAGCCTCCGTAAGTTGCCTATTAAGTTCCCTTAATGTGGACATTTCATTTAATGCAGCCACTTCGGTTTTACCAAATTCATCGTTCAGCCTTTCCTGTGCCTTTTCTGCTTCTGTTTGATAAGTGACTAATTTATAAACACCTAAACCTAGTGCTGCTACTGCCGCTGCTACTGCGACATATGGGTTGGCAAGTAAAGTCTTGTTCAGTGCAGCTTGCGCAACTTGCAATAATTTCGTGCGAGTAGCAGCCAAAGCTTCTGCATTTGATAATGTTATTCCTGAAGCTGCTGCAAGACTTTGATTTAATGCGGACTGAGCTAATACGGCGGAATATACTTTTTGTAAAGCTGTTATAGTAATCAATGCAGCTTTATACGCTCCGTATGTACCGACCAATTCAATTAGTATTTTTCCTACTTTTTCATAGTTTTCTATCAAATAAGAGACGCTGGATAATGCATCATTGATAATACCTTCATTCGCTTTACCGATGTCGTTCAACATCATCGAGAAACTATCTCCTATGTTAGAAATCTGTCCGGTAATGGTTTTGCTTTGTTCTTGCATTAAGTTAAAGAACATACCACCCTCGTTGGTAAGGTTCTGTATGGCTTTCTGAACCTCTGGAAACCCTATCATACCAGCTTCTACCATTCCTTTGATTTCACTTTCAGCTACTCCAAATTCTTTGGCAAGTTCTTTTATCATTGGAATACCTCGTCCAGTGAATTGGTTTAGGTCCTGTGTATAAAGTCGACCTTGTGTCATAGTTGTACCATAGAGATATACTAAGTCTCCCAAAGGTTGTGAAAGTCCGGCTGCAATGTTCCCTAATCGTATAAGAGTCTCGTTAACATCTTCGGCAGAAGTACCGTAAGCCAGTAATTGACGAGCTCCATTGGCAACACCTTGTAGATCGAATGGAGTTTTGGCGGCTGTTTCTGTGAGCTGAGCCATAAGGACGTTTGCCTTTTCACTACTTCCAAGCATAGTGGTAAAGGCGACCTCTAATTGTTGAAATTCACCTCTTACTTGTATAATATTTTGGATAAGTTCTTTTGCTGTAAAGCCAGCCCCAAAAGCTGCAGCTGCTTTCGTCATTTTGTTGAACATATCTTCTATGCCCAATCCATTTTTTTCTATTTCCTTAGAAGTATTGGTTACTCCGGTTTCTACTTCTCGTAGTTTACGAAGAAAATTAGAATTGTCGCCTGTTATATCAAAATGAAGTCCGGCCATGAGTCTTTTCGATTAAAGGGGGTAGATGTAACATCACATCATTTGCAAATATACAAAAGTATATGAAATTCATATACTTTTGATAAAATAGAATAGAGTTAACAAAGTTTAACTAATGTGTGAGTATAAATATTTTAATAAATGATTATTGTATTATACTTTTGACGAAACAATCTTAACAGCATAAGATATGGATTTCAAAGATACAATTCAACAGATTGTAGAGAAAATTGCTAAACAGAAGGATAGCATAGCAACGGAAGAAGCGACAAAAACCTCTTTTGTAATGCCTGTGATAGCAGCATTGGGATATGATGTATTCAATCCCTTTGAGGTTGTACCGGAAATGGATTGTGACTTAGTTAAGAGGAAAGGCGAAAAAATAGACTATGCCATAATGAAGGACGAAAATCCTATACTACTTATAGAATGCAAGCATTGTAAACAAAACTTGAATTTACATGACACTCAGTTACAAAGATATTTTGTCGCTTCAAAGGCTAGGTTTGGGGTCTTGACAAATGGAATAGAATATCGCTTTTATACAGATTTAGAGAAGGTGAACATAATGGACGAAAAGCCGTTCCTTGTGGTGAATATGCTTGATTTATCGGACAACGATATTGAGCAACTAAAAAAGTTTCATAAGTCTTATTATAATGAGCAAGATATATTGAGTACGGCACAAGAGTTACAAATCACGATACAAGTAAAAGAAATGCTTAATCGTAATTTCCAAATGCCGGACGATGAATTTACACGTTATTTTGTCCGTAATCTTAATGATGTGAAATATACGGCAAAACTTGTGGACCAATATAGACCGATTGTTAAGAAATCCATTGCTTCGGTGATTAACGATATTATATCCGACCGTTTGAATGTGGCTATGAAGAATGAGAATAAGGAGGAAAAACAGATACCACAGGAGGTTGAGAATGAAAATCAACAGCCAAACGAAATGAATGAAGAAAAACTTCCCGATGGTGTAGTATTTCAAGACCGAGAAAAAGGTATAGTTACTACACAAGAGGAGATAGATGCCTATAACATTGTGCGCAGTATATTGAGGCAGTATGTAGATGTATCTCGTATTCAATATAACGACTACAAGACTTATTTTTCCGTGAACATAGATGGTAGTACATGGTGGTGGATTTGCCGCATTTATATAGGGAAACGGAGTAAAAAAATATGCTTGCCAAAGGATAACTACAAGACGAATGAATGGATTGACATTGAGACTATCGATGATATTTTTAATTATGCCAATGGTCTTAAAGAGGGTCTTGATTTGGCGAAAAAATGTGCTGATAAATAAAAAAATAAAGATATGAAGAAATTATTTTTATATATATTGATTCTATTATCAATTATTATTTTACAATCATGTGCACGAACGGAGGACGGAGAACCCGGATCGACGAGTGATGATACGAAATCACTAATTATAGGTGTTTGGGAAAGTGAAAATTATGTAGTGTCATTTGGAAATGATGGATTCTATTCGGCATATATTGCAGATGAGTTTATAGATAGCGGTGATTATACTCAATCCAAAAATATAGTATCATGTCAAAATTCCTATTTTAATAGGACAACAATTTATACAGTTGAAGAAGTATCAGATGATTTGCTTAAAGTGAATATCGACTATAAAGATTTATATGGAAATAAAAAAACAAAAAGTATATCGTTTACAAAAGTCAAAAAGACTCCATCTACTAAAAACAATACTTTGAGCGGAAAATCATATACATTTAATGCTCCATATTTTGGTAATATTACAATGTCATTTAATACATATAATTCTGGAATAAAATCTGCTACAAAAGGAAGCGCAAAACAATATCCTCTGAATTTCTTTTATATATATATTGGAGAAAAGGTTTATTATCAAATACTTGAAAATGCCACAATTCAAGTGCCATCTATTGGGGCATGGACTAATTATAATGACGTGATATGTTGGACGATAGATATTGGTACAAATGGTGAAATCATTCATATTGATACTATCCCTTTATAAGAAAACAGTGTACATTGTGGAACATTATTAATAGGATGCATTAAAATAAATTTATAGCAGAATGCTTAATAACGTTGGATATGGATAAGGGGATTAATATTATTTTTAGTCCCACTTCATGCCTTTTATTTTATCCATATTTTTAGGATCGTCCCCGTTTATAAATGTTCGGTCAGTAGATATATGATATTTTTTTATCTCGTCGTCAGTAAGGTATATAGATGTTATGTAATCATTAAGTAACATATGCAGGTTGGCATAACTAATACCCCATACAACATAGTCCATAGTCCAGCCATAGCGTTCGCAGGCTATATCTATCAAAGTACCATAAATACTTTTACCTCCAAAAGTTATAGTGTTACACTTCTTTTTCTTGATTCTTGATATTTTTTCTTGTTCTTTTTTCTCAATATCAATCTTAAAGTGTTGAATAAACTGGTCAATGTTATCCTTTGATAACACTATTATGAATAGTTGAGCAAGTTCTTCATTCGATAGGTTGTCTTCAAATAGCTTTCGTCTTTCATTTATTAGGTGGCTATTGAATAATTCTTCCTTTTTATCGAATGTATGGTAAGACAATATTTTGCATATAATATCTCTTTTGGAATCGCATAATCGTAATGCTTCCATATATGGATTTAGAGAAAGGAAGTCTTTATTTATTTCTAAATTTTCGGTAAGACGTGATAAAAGGTATATTTTACCCAATGTGGCAGGGTATAAGTAGAATTGCATTTCTCCTATATGGAACTCATAAGGTCTTTCCATGATAGTATCTGCAATATCCATTTCTATTATTTTCCCTTCTTTGTCCATGCAAAATAAATTATATTGAGCGCAACTGTGGTGTCGAACCACAACTTTATACATGGAGTGTATATGTGCTACCGTTACACTAGATACGCAGAACACGTGGGTACGAAGCCCCCACGTTTGGCTCTATATACCTATTGAATTATCCTCCAACACTTGGATTAGGAGCTACTTCGAATTTATCACCTTCTCCCGACTCTTCTTCAGGATCGCATTCAATTTTACTGATGTTTCCACTGGATTCCGTCACGATGATTTTACCCCACTGAATTTGTTTTTTATCGGCGGCTGCTTTCAAAGCATCAAAAGTGTATGCCCAAACACCACCGTCAGCAGAAGTAAAAGTGTCTTCAACGGAAACTGTCGTTTTCTCCATGCAGAAGCCTTGAACTTCTGGGTCTTCCGGTTGAACAACAACAGCATAATTGTGTGCAACAACACCATCGCTATCACTTACAGGACGCTTACGTCCTTTTGCGGCACGAATGTTCAATGCCAAAGCATAGGTATTCTTTCCATACTTTACATCCTCATTTTCGCCTCCTTCGATTTTTGCTTCTTGTTTATCTCCTTTTGTTGTTGTCAACTGTGTAGAATCTTCCACAGGGGTAGGTAATTCCTCCCATTTAAGAGCAGAAGCATCCAAATCTTTTATAAATACACGGGGCTTACCCCATCCTATTACTGCCATGATATACCTAATTTATATTAAAAATTTATTCGTTATTTATCTCTATGTACAGTTTGTTATTAATGAAATGCTCTGTATGCCCGTCTTCAAATGAAACTCCTGTTGAATCAGTTTTTTGACTGCATTGTGATGGAACCGTATGATATTCGTCTTTTCGTATAGCGAATAAAAACTTCGATAGTTCGCATAATTCACAAATTCGGATTGAATCTTTTTCCCATGTTTTGGTTTCAGAGTTCCATAAGTCTTTGACATATATATTGACATTCACATAGGCTCGTTGTATTTGCCCGCAACCTTCATTTGCAAGAACAGATATGACTATATCTTCTTTATCAGATTTGTTGGGCCTTCCTCTGTCACTCAATTTACCGGAGACATTACGTTCGAGTTCTGTACCTTTAATTTTGTGATAAACGAACTTAGCTATTTCAATATCTGATTTCATTATTTCGCAATCTGTCTTTTAAGTTTTTCAAGCATCAATGGAACTTGTTCTCTTGCCCAAAGTTCGGTTGATGCAAGTACGTCTTTATTATCCATCGCTTCTACAAATTCAGCATAGTTCATTCCGGCGACTACGATAAGTACATAGTTATTAGAATATCTTTTAGCAAGTTCTTTCGCTAAGTCTTTACCTGTTTTTACACCTTCTGAACCTTGCTTCACTTGGTTGAAAGTTGAGTATTGAATGATATTCTTATTATGAGCAATCACATATCCAACCGAACTACGCAAGTTGCCTGTTTGGTCGTACCAACTTTTATCACCTGCTCTATCACGAATTTTTGTAACGCATTGTTCGCCAAGTTTGGATAAAGCACGAATAGTAAGACGCTCGACACGCTCTGCTTCTCTCATGAGCGTGTCATGCACTTCGCTTAGCTTGGTGGTCATTCTTATACCCATAGTTTACATTGTTTCTGGTAGCGATGGAAACCTTTCACACTAAACTCCCTTTCAATTCCTTCAAGCAGATGTATCTTAATCCTGTCACCGATCATGAATGTTCGACAATTTGCACGTAGATAAACTGTATATGAATAGCTTCTTACAATACCATCGTCAAACTCTTTTTCAGAGGCTTTACCAGCAGGAACTGCGTCGCATTCAATGCAGCCTTCCCAGTTAGTTTCTCCTTCATGATAATCACCGTTGCTATCCTCGTAACCATCTTTTGATACGAGGTACTGCAATCTGTGTGGATATAGTCTTATTACTGACATATTACAAAAGGCAGTCACCTATATATACCATTGGCTTTTCCTCCAACTCTACCGAAGGTTCACCAATGGCATTATAGATTGAGTTAACACGTAACAGAATACGTTCTTTGTCTTTATCAGATAAAGAACCAAAAGACTTGTCTGCTTCAGAAAAATTGATAGCCTGAACTAAAGACCAAAGACAGTCAGCCAAAGCTCCCATATACTCCTTTGAGTTCATTGTATCTGAATCGCAATCACCAACTGGATTGAGTTTGCGTTTTATCATCACATTCTCTACAAAACCTTCTGGAATAGGGTAATGTATTTCGTCTATAAGAGCTTGCTGAATTGTCTTCATGGCTTAACTATCTCCATTTGTTGTTTTATATGATTCAACAGCTTTTTTGAGCTTAGCTTCATCGGCATCATTCAATTTGTTTACAGCAGCAATTAACTTATCGTCTGGAATAGTAGTCGATAAGTTTTTACCGGTTATTTTATTGAACTCTGCGACGAAGTTTGCTTTTATGTAAGCTTGTCCCCAAATGGTGATGTTCTTATCGGTAGAATCTTTTCCCTCTTCGGTAGTGTCAATCGTTTGAGCCTCTGAGATGTCAAGAGAGTAGATTTGGTCTACGTTTTCAATAACAGGGAGAACTAATGCTTGACCACTTGTAAATTCCTGCAAAGGATCATTTTTAGAATACTTGCTGATAAGTTTGTATTCATCTACCGTGGAATAAATTACTCCTGCTACGGGATTAGTAACTTCTGCAAGTGTGCCCCAAACCAATGCGCCAACTTCTTGTGTAGTAAGGAATATTAGTTTGTTCGCATTCCACGGTTTGTACGGAATGCGTTTACCATTTTTCTCAGAAATTACTGTACGGTCAATCTTTAAGAATGTAATTCCGTTGTTGTCATCGGCAAATGCTTCGTCAAATAATGTAGCAGTAGGAACAGGTAACTTAGTGTTGCTGTCGAATGTCTGACCTCGATAGTTGGCAACCAATTCTTTTGCCCATTGTTCTTGTCTCATTTTATTGTAAGTCGATAACGAGATTGCTATCGTTGTAATTGAGTTTCCATCTGCGTCAGCTTTTGCAATAACACGCTTTATGTCATCAGAGGAAATAGTTCCAGCTGTTTCTACACCAAAGCTATTTTGCGGTAAATAGTTGAAATTTATGCGCAATCCAGTTCCTGTATTGTTTTCATCTTCAACGATTACAACTCCATCAGATAAAGCAGTTAAAAAGTTTGCTTCGTTCTTTTCATCGATACCAACAGAGCAAGCTACCGCATCGTTGGTTAGCTTGTTAGCTATATTAGTGAACGCAGCTCCTTGAGCTTTCATGATGTTGATTGTGTTGATCTGAGTCTCACGAAGAATTTTTTTCATTCCGACCTTTGGCAATGTACCATTTGCGTGAGCAATGGAGTCTCTCATCTTGGGAGGGAGAGGTGAGTCCATTGCTACCATGTCGGCCGCAACATAAGTTGTGTTAACTGATGCACTTTCCCACTTTTGGTCTGCGGAATATTCTTTGCGAAGCATTGTCTTGTGAAGATATGTAAGCTGATTGCCTCGCTTACCATTGATTCTCTCGATGATGGTTTGAAGTTTCGGGAAAATCTTTCTGATGTATTCAATAAATAGTGATTCTTTCATTTTTTACCTCCTTTCTACATTAATCGTGTAAGAATACAAGAGTTGGCAATGCCGTTTTCATAGCCGCTTTTATGTCGTCTATGGGGTATGGACTCGCCAAATCATTGACTTCGCCGCTATACATAATACCAACCAATGGTTCACTAGCTGGTTTTGTACATACAACTACTCCTACATATTCATGAGAACCGGGAAGTGAGTCGTATCCATCGCCAGATGATTTTACGGGCATAGGTTTGTACGTGTCTGTTGACGGATCACGAATAACAACGTGCCCGGCTTTAATAACCGGAAGGTTATAATTTGATACGTCAAGAGTACGACCTCCGATAATGCCAGCTACATAATGCCGGATTACGACAGAATCCATTCCGGCATTGAGAACTTCCATTTCGCTTGATAAATTTGCTGTTGCACCCATTGTTACAATTTCTTTTTTGACTTAGAAAGTGTTGACTAAATCTTCAACTTCTTTGTCGGTTAATACTTCGTCTTGTTTACCCGAACCTTTACTTCCGGCAGCAGGAGGGGTTGCCAATGTTGCCAAACCTGCATCTGCACGCTCTTGATTGTAATTCTTCAGGTCTTCCTCAACATCTGAATAGAACTCCTCGAAATCGTCGTCACTTTCAAAGTTCATCTTAGAGAAGCTTTTCAAGGTACGTGAACCGAATGTTCCAGTGTCTTTCAGCAGGGCTTCAAGTTTGGCTTTACGCAAGTTAGAAACTTTTTCACCTTCCAATGCTGCAAAACGGGCTTCCTGTTGCTCTCTGAAAGACTTAAACCATGCGGGTTCTTCGTCTTGTTCATTTCCTTTGTTGTTGGGATTTTTCTTGTTTGAACCAGCTGGACGAGAGCCGCCTTTTGACGTGTCATCGTCAACGTCGTCATCATCATCTTCTTCTGATTCGGGGTGTTTTTTCTTCCATTCGTCAAGCAAACGGTTGGCTTGCGACTGGCCGAAAGTGAGGTAAGGGAGAACCGCTTCTATCTGCTCGTCGATTTCTGCGTTTACATCCTCTTCTGAGGCATCTTCTGCGGATTTCAGGTTATCGGCAATCTTGGCGGCGATACCCTTCAATTCCTTTGCGTTGAACCCTAACGCCTTCGCTTTAAGTTTCAACCTTACGAAAACTTGCTGTTGTCTGTTCATTTCATTTAGGTTTAAACAAAAAAATAGTCTGCGTAGCAATGTAGCCAGCAGACTATTCGCATCTTCTTTCAGATGTGCCTCCGCCTAAACGGACAAACAGGTGTTTACGACAAGTCGGGTGGCGTACATCTTCATACGCTTTTTGCAAATATACAGTAAAGTATATGAATTTCATACACTTTTCAATAAAATATTGATCGAGTTTTATTTTTTTTTAAGAAAAGAGGATAATAAAATAAGACAAAGTAATACAAAAACAAGATAGTTGGGAATGAGTGATTTATCATCAAGTAACCAAAGGCGAGTGGAAGTGAATTTGCGTTATTATCCAGTTATTCTATTGAGAATGGCAAAGATTGCTTCGTCAGTGAATCTGAAAATTGCGTGTGAGGTTGCAGATTAGATACTATATAAGGCATTCATCACTCATTGAAAGATAATCATTTTCAGTTAGAATAATACTGTCTAATAATTTTATATCGAACAATTTCAATATATTTTTAAGGGAGTTAGTCATTTTTATATCCTCATTACTAGGGTTTTTGTTACCGCTTGGGTGATTATGAACGAATATGACACCAGCAGAGAGAGTCTCAATAGCATATTTGGCAATCAATCTTTTGTCAACTGGTGTTCCGCATATTCCTCCTTGAGAGATTTTAGCATACCCGGTTATATTGCAGGCTTTGTTCATCAATATAATGAATGCACTTTCGTAAATAAGAATATCTTCATGATAGAACTTTCTTGCGAAATTAGCAGAGTCTATAGAAGAATAAACTTTGACAACTTCAAAATCTTGTTTTTTTGCTGTTATGCTGTATTCTACTGCTTTCTTTTTCATTGCTCTTATGTATTTAGTTATGCTATTTCGAATTTGTAGTTAGGATTGTTTGCTTTCATCGATTTTATGTTTAAAGATGAGTATATAAGCCTGTCACTTGTGTGAACACTTCTTGCAACTGTTCAGCATAAATATCACTCGAAAAGAAGACCTCTTTGGCCTCGGAAAAAGAAAAAGTCTTTTTGTTTAATTTCGGGGATTTGATGAATCTCATAGAATAAGTATCCTTACCTTCTTCATAAGTAATAATTAATTTATCTGCGCCAGATTTATTTTTGCTCAATTTAATAACCTGCTCTAGGTCACCAGATTCATTCTCCATGTAACCGGTAAATTTTGATCCTGTCATAACTACAAATCTATGTCTGCCAAGTTGTTCGTATAAGGCTAACATTATTTCTTTTATTTGTTCTTCTGAATGTTTCATTACTCTTATTTTACTTGTTAATCAGGATAATAAGATTCAAATTGTTTAGTAAGTAAAGCGAATTGCATACCCTCTGAATAATCTTTAAGATCATTAAAATCATCTTTATTATAGGCTCTTGGCTCCATATCGAAAGATATGTTATCATAGAGCTTACCATTCTTTACGGTGTAAATACACCAGCTTTGAAGCTCCATATTATCATCTACTAAAATGTAATCGCCATTTACCGTAAGCATTTTTTCGATGTCAGAGAAAAATGCTTTAATTTTTGATTTGTCTACAGTACTCATTGCTCTTTGTCTTTTAATTGTTAGTAATGTTGTTTGTTTTAGTATTGTAAAGATACTAATTATCAGAGAGTTAACCAAATATTTACAGCCTTATTTTGCTCATAATCAAGAGTTTAACTTTTGGTAACTTGTATATTGTAATATCAAAAACGCCGACTTTCACAAGCCGGCGTACATAAGAGCAATGAAAACTGCAATTATTCTCAAATAATAAGACAGTTTTCGATACAAAGATAGAGGTTTATAGAGATCATAAAAAGTCTTTTAGTAATTCTTCGTCACTAATAAAATCATAGTCAAATGGGTAAAATGTATTAGCTAGTGCATCCATATAGTCTGGCGAACGTTTGATACGTTTCTTGATTTCTTCTTTCGGTTCAATTATAATTCGTCCATCGCTTTGGAACTTCCAGTGTGTTTCGGTTGCTTCCTCCATGAGTTTGTCACAAGGGGGAATAGCCGCCCCAAAACCGTTCTTAGGATTAAGCCAATCACGTAAAGACCAATAGCAGTAAGCTCGCATATTGGCAAATTCATATTGTCCGGTAAGGTCATGCAAGCCTCTTGCACTCTCGGAATACTTGCAAGAATAAACATTCCTATATCCAAGTTCTTCCAGTCGAGAATATACTCCAGCTCCTTCACCTATTGTATCGATGTATGCTTTGGATTTTTTGTCAGAAAGATATATGATGTGCATTCCTGCGACATGCATGTGATCCGCTTTTCCAGCAGATTGGTGAACTTCAAATTTAGGGACATAGTTTCCGTATCGAGGGCAAAGTACACTTTCATCTCGACCCATACCAGCAACATCAGAACCAATCTTACATGATTTAGACGGTGTAAAACCTTCTTCTTGTAAACGATTCCAATTATCATTTGCAAGCTCTATCCATTCATACGGAATAAGTACATCTTCGGAGACTTTTGGAAACATACCAAGTACCTTGACACGAAAAAGGTCATTAGGTCGGTATAGACCACCTTCCCACTTAAAATCACCTTCTCCTTCATTAAAATCTGCCTTCTGAATGGGAGAACACCAATTTGTCACTTTATCTTTTACCCATTCATAATCTACTTGACCGGGAATGACTAATTTCCTTTTGACTACATTCTCTGCATTGAGTGAGTTTAACCGGAATTTCGCAAATCGATTGGATTTCATGGCTCGTGCGGCATAACCCGTAGTTATGTTAGGATTAAACACGATGAGGAAACGGGAATTTCCCTGTAAGTTACCTTCAATAGCATTATATGTTGCTTCTGAAATACCCGATGCTTCAGTAACGACGAACATTGTATTCACAGCGTGGAACCCAGACCATGCTTCAGTATTGTCATCACCAGCCTTAAACCCCGTCAGGAACCATTCTTCATAATTAGTCCTTATTCCGGCAGATAGAAGTCGACCGGGTAAAAATTCTGCATTTCTAAATAGTCGTGAGATTTCAGGCATCATGATGTTATATACCTGCCTTGCTGTTGGTGCAGTCATGGCAATTTTTGTATTCTTGGATAATTTGCCATCTTTCCAACGTGGAGTGAGGTACATAAAACACATAGCAGCACATGCTGCAACGAAGTCCTTACCACGAGCTGTACCTGATGCAACAGCTGTCATAGGATTGTGCTGGACAGAGGATATGATAGATTGCTGCTCGCTGTCTAAACGAACCTTCAAAACATCACGGCAAAACCTATTCCAGTCTTCTATCCATGACTTTAAGTAGCGTATGTCCTTGCGTACATGGCTCATTCCTCATCATCAGGCAATTCTTGCATCAGTTTCTCAAATGGATTGACATTCACGTTTTGCTCAACGCTTTCCACATAGCCACGTTTTTTGCCTTTTGTCTTGAGATGGAATATGATGGCCGTAAGGTTGCCTGCGTTAATCTGTTCAAGTAATTTGCTTTCAGAAAAATCGATTAAACTCTCATCAACATCTGACAGTAGTTGATTCAATTTAGGGTACTTTTTACGCCATGCGGTAAATGTGTTTCGGTCTATGCCGAGAGAAGTACACGTAGATGATATATTACCAGCTTTCTTAGTATAAACCTCAGCGACCTTTTCATACGGGATTTTCTTGTATCGTGCCATATCACAGTTTTTAAATGTTGAATTTGCTTATTTCTATTTGTTTTTAATTATCAGTTAGAACGCACTGTTTACGACCATTCGTATAAAATCATTGTACTCTATGCCATGCTCTTTCATGCACTTAGCCATATATCCATTGGGAGAAAGTCCGGGAATCATATTAATATCTATCACATATGGTACTTGGTTGGACATTCTGAAATCTATCCTAAGGTAATGTTTAGCACCTACCGCTTCAAACACTTTCTTCGCAATTCTGTCAAGTAATTCATCTTTGCAGGCAGATGCACTGAAGCTGTAATTTCGCTTTGTTTCATCCGTTTGTATGCCATCCGTGTTATTGGCATTCGTAAAAGCAGAGTATGTCTTTAAAGAGCTATCTTTCTTTGAGTATATTACAGAAGTGGTTATATCACTCCCGTCAATGTAACGTTCTATCATCGGTTCTATGCCTTGTTTGTGAAGAAATAGACATTTATTTATGACCTGCGACTTAGTAAAGCATATACTGTTTGAATCTATTCCGACGCTATTCTCGCCAAACTTTGGTTTAACGAAATATGCGAAACCTCTTTCCACATCATTGGGACCAACTGTCAGAGGAAACGGAATGCCACATTTGTACAATTCGGATTTAACAGCTTCCTTATCATGAGTAAGATAGTTAGTCTGCGAAGATTCAAGCGTGGACGCAAATCCGATTCTTTCCTGAGCTTTTCTAACATGTTGATTGATGTTCTCGTCTCTTGCCCGAATAAAAGCAATATCCTCTTTCGTGAGAAAAGAGAAATCATCATCCTTATCCGCACAAAATATGTCTATTTTACCATCGGCAAAGGCTTTCTTATAATACTTATACGTGGGAAAGCTGCCGTCTTCCTCTTTACGATTCGCTATTACCCAAATCATTGTCTTTCTGTATTTCGGTTAAACGTTCCTTTGCTAGATCAAGCAGCTTAGAAAAGCATATTGCAGGAGACTTGATGTTGAATTGGTCTCCTATTTCTTTCTGCAACTTAAGCAGCATCTCCTCATTAGGTTCATGGTCTGCAATCAATACGATGTCGCTTTTCTTCGCCTGCTCCCTTATGTCCCCAAACAGACTGTCTAGTGCATCAAACGAGTTTGGGTAAAGGATAATGGAGAAAGTGAAAGTCTCCTTCATCACGGATATATCTATACCGTTCGTATCAACCGGTGTAATTTCGTCAATGTTGATGTGGGCGAACTTCTTGAACTCGATGGTCTGAATTTGTTCAAATAATTTCTTCAAGATATTCCTGTTATCTTCTCCATGTAAGGAGTTATGGGAAAGCTGGATTGCTATAATCTCATCTTTCGTAAGCTCATCTTCATCGCAATAAAGAATGCCTATCTTGGAGTAACGCAGTTTCTTACAAGCCCTCAATCTGTGATGCCCGCTTATCATCACAAATCTTCCGTCTTGTTTTTTGTAACAACACGGGACGCTACTCAATCCGGATTTGCCAATATTATCGCATAGGGCGGCAAAATCCTCTCCAGTCATTTCGTTGGCGTTCATTTCCGCCTCATCTATAAGGCTGATGGCCACCTGATCGTATTTCCATCTATTTTCGTTGCCCATTTTCTAATAGCTTATGGTATTTTTCTATTACTTCCTTATAGCTTGAATACACACCAAGTTGCCCGCTATAAGCAAGATATGATGATGTGCAATGCTCTTTCACTTTTGTATAAACACCCCGATATTTCATACTTACCGGTTTGTTGGTATAAGCACAGCTGATAACCTTCTCCACTAACTTGTGCATAGAGCGGCTCAATATTCTTTGTACTTCTTTTGTTTGTATGCAGTACAAAATAAACTTACTAAGTTTAGGAATTGCATTATTCGTGCAAAAATCAGTAAGTTGAAACAGATCATACCCATTGTGTTGTGGTAACGTGAATCCAAAACCACCCAGCGTGTACTTGCCGTACATGACTACAAAAGGATATGTGGATGAACTTACAGAATCCACTTTCTTGACATACTTCTTCTGCAATCCTTTCAAGTAACCCGGTTTTACCTTCAATATCCTTAGAGCATCCGGGTTATCTATACCCAAATCATCAGGCGGAACTATCTCATCAACGGTATCAATACTGGATGAGTATGAAGTGTTTGACTGACTGTTTATGCAAGGTTTGTTGCAATAAAGATAACGACCAGCCGACCACCTTTCGCCTCCTGAAGAATTGAAGATAGCAACTTTGTGCATATTACTAAGGTATGGACTATTGCTGATGAAGTAAAACCAAGTGTCTTTTGGCAACCTTTCCACCAATTCGTAATAGTCATTCCTTATAACGGGAATGTCCGATTCCATATCACTGTTTTCCCGTATCAGCTTGAACGCCCCCTTTAAGAACTTATCCTTACCATAGTTAAAATAGATGACTTTCTTTCCATCAATTGCTTCTTGAAGAGAGCCTCGATGGTATTCACAGGTAGTAAGCAGCGACATAAGCCTCTCACTTGACTTCTCCGTGTATTCAATGGACTCTTTTGCCTTATACTTTATCGCATCGAGAATAGCATCGTTCCTTGCAGACTGGCTCATACAGAACTTCTGCAAGCCCTTTGCATACAGAGCCAACGCAAGCTGCCTTGATGGTGTCTTGTTGTTGAACTGCTCCAGCCATTCCAGACTGTTGTTATACGTCAGCGACATTTTTCCATTGGATAGCAAATACAGCAAATGGCAATATGGGTCTTGACTAAAAATAGACACATCCATTTTATCCATGAAAAACAACTCATAGTTATATAAAAAGCTGTTTACTATGCATACCTCTTTGTGCCCATGTTCTTTCATTGCCTCATATAGAGCCGAAGCCTGTTTGGAATTGAATGCTATCGGTCTTGTTTGAAACGTTTCTATCGCATTGTATGGGTTGCCTTGATAGAGTAGCGGAATAAGCTCCTTAGGTGTTTCGTATTTCAGTCCGGTAACTTTTTTGAACTCCTCATAGGTATGTAGTAATTGAAAGTCATTCAACGTATGATTTATGGCATAATAAAACATTCTATACGTAGAGTAAACGCAATTCATCGCCATATAAAAATCTGTTGTAGCATGATAGGTGCGAAACTCTATAGTCTTAGTCTTAAAATATGATGATATGTTAATTGCGTGACGGATAAAACCTTTCTTTGAATTGTTAGTAAATAATTCTCTTATGTCGTCAAATGTTTTGGATTGCAAAACACCATTATAATATTTTTCAGTAGGAATCGGCATGAGATTGAAAACCATTTCGTCCCATTCTGAGATATTCGCATACTTTTTGATGAACGGATAGCATACATAAAAGAAAAGAAAGATATTTTTTAATTGCTCCACCGACAAATCCCCAGCATAGATATGGACATGTGTATAGACGCTCCATTTGATTACACCTCCTGCATTTACCATAGATTCATATACACTTTTCAATTCGTGCAAATCTTTCAAGCAAAGTCTTAGCGGTGGAGTATTAATTTCGCCACCAAATCTCTTATTACACGTCCCGTCTGTGTTAACAATATCCTCATCCTTACTCCATGAATATCCTGTCGGCAATGACACTTTACTACGGTCAAGATTACACATCTCAATCTCGACACCAAATGTACGTGTTTTTATGTCTGTGCTAATATCCATATCTTGTTTCGCAAAGTTCTTCTATATACTTTTCGCAACCTAATCTCTGGATAGTTCTTCCGTTTTCTCTAAAATCTTCTCCTAAAGCTACACTTGAAATATTGATGAGAGATGTTGTAATGGGAACGTCTACGCCTATTCTTTTGGCAATGCTTTCCAACAGGATAAGACCTTGTGAAACATCTTCCGTGATGTATCTTGAACGCACTGAAGTAGGACTTATCGCCCTATCTTTGGATTCAGAGTATTCGTAAAAACTCTTTATAGGGTCACCGAGAAAACCTCCTGCGACAAAAATATCGATAGGATTACAACCTAATCGTTCTAAAACCTTGCGTTTCTCTTTATCCAAATCCAGCATAACCTTAAAGGTCGCATCATTACCACGGGCGTATGCTTCCCTATACATACAGAAGTTTCCCTTGCTGTATTCTATTCTTGGAATGCTCATTATGGATCCAACGGTATGCAAAACCATATTAGGGTTGAGTAATGCGGATTCCAATACTGAGTATTCGTTGCTGAAACCTTTATATAGTTGACGGATTCTATCCATACACTCCCCTGCTATTTCTTTTTGGAAGATAGACAATGGGCTTCTTGTAAGCCTGCACCCAACCCGGAATACGACTTCTCCGGGGACATCATCTTCTTCTATTCGTCCTTCAAGATATGGGCCAGCAGTTTCCACTATGACTGGCATTGAAGAACAGTGCTTTTTGAAGTAGAAAGATGACATATAACTGCAAATGCAAATTACAATCTGGCTCCCGTTGAGAAACTTGCTTATTCTCTCGATAAGATTTTCGTGATAGGTACTTTGAATTGTCACAATGACGACATCAGCTTTTGTTACTTTGCTAATGTCATGAGATACTTCATTGATTACAGCAGTTCTATAACTACAGTTCTCTTTCAGCAATACACGGTTATTGTTCTGACGGATTTTGTAAAAAACTGATTCTTTCGAGTGGGAGGTTTTAATCAAAGAAACGTCGTGTCCGCCAATAGATAAATCTGCTGCTATGGCTACACCTACATTACCACACCCTAACACTGTAATTTTGATAGGATCATTAGAGTTCTCTTGTCCTTGATTTAAAGGATTTGTTATCGTTTTTTCGTCCATATATTTAAGTTGTATATAACTTCATATACATTTTGTGCTAAGTCTGCCAAGCGTATTCCCGACAGGACTAAACACAAATCCATCATTTTTCAAGCTACTTGCAAGAACACTTATGCAATTCTTCGGCTTCTTTCAGTCGTGTCAGATAGCAATTACTATCACCCCGTAAACTGCACAAGCTTTAATGTTCTTGCTTTTGCTTATCGCTACTATAAGGGTTGAGCGGAAACAGGGAATCGAACCCCACTCTTTGGCTGGAATGCCAACGCTCTGACCGATGAGCTATTTCCGCAATATGGGCAGCCTGTAAACCGTTTATCAGAATTTTCACTGCCCTTCCTTGTACTTTGGTCGTTATTTCTTATCTCTGAGGTTGAAGTGGGATTCAAACCCACGAATAACGGTTTTGCAGACCGTTGCGTTAATCACTTCGCCATTCAACCAAACCAATGCTGTCAAACCACCGCTTGCTTGGCAAATCTGACAGCATCCCATCAAACGCTATTGATGGTTGGCATTATTTTCAAAACAAACTCGCTTGTTCATAATTGGGCTCTTTCTTCTCAACAACTCCAAATTCTGTGATTTCAATACCAGTATTTTCTGTGATCCATTTTGCCAAAATATGGCGATGGCAGAAATCACCCGGTTTTTCGTAGCAACAAAGAGCAACGTCTTTTCCTCCGCTTAACATTTCAATTTGTTTCACGACTTGGTTCGCATCTTGGCTTGCCAATATTCTGTCGTAAAGTTTTAGGTATTCATCGTGGGAACAAGGTCCACTTACCATATAACGAGTCGGGCAAACATTCAGCATTTGTGGAATACCAGCTATAAATCTGGGTTTTCCGATTGCTACGCAAATCATATTAACTCCCGCCTCTTTCAGTTTTCGGCTATTACCGAAATACGATGTAAAAATCTTCATTTTTTGTTCTTTTTACGGTGTAAATATATAAAAAGTATATGAAATTCATGCACTTTTAGTGCTAAAATTGTCTAAACTACCACGTTTTTATTATTTCTATGACTTTTTCATATTCTCCAGCGTGTAACAATGACGCTTCGGTGTGGAAATTTATATCAGTTAATCGATATTCTATAAGTAAACAGGTATATTCATCACCAATTTTGCGATGGTTTTGATGTTTCTTGGCAAGTGATTCCAATTCTGTACAAGATAGACAGTAGTGATTCTTGCGATTAAGATTCCGCATCTTATTAACATCTTCTTCTTTCAAATCTTCGTATGTCATGGCTTAATCCTCCTCAAATTCGTCTTCATATACAAAAATATGTTTACCACTTCCACAAATCTCGACTTCCCATTTATGCATGTTCGGCCAATATTCGATTAGAATTATGTTTCTATAGCCTTTATATGGCTCTTTCAATGTTGCTGTTCTCATTGCTCATGATTTTAAAATGTCGGATCTATATAGTGATTTTGATAATGCAACATAAGCAGAACTCCATTTTTGTAATGCTGCCCTTCTGCGACCCAATATCCATTCCTTCTTTTGGTGAACACTTTTGGTGCTCCTTCCAATTCTGGTAGGACTTCATATTCGCTGGCATAATAGTCTATACATTTGGTTTGATTGAAAGTAACCTCAATCTTGCATGGAGAAATAATTTTAGTAACTGTTGCCGCTCGTTTATCCGAGTAATAGCAGACCGTACAGCCAAGTCCAACTTCGGGTACGAGATTTTTGATTGCGTCCAACTTCGCTTTTTCCTTTTGCTCTTGCCAATCTGAGAATTTTATACCGCCGGGATATTTGCGACTTTCTATTTCGTGTAGAATAGCAAAACTCTCCTTGCTTGTTAATTTCTTTGATATTTCCATTGCTCTGTATTTTATCCGTTATACGTTGATGTTATTTCTTCTGCACGGAGTTCTTTTCTTAACTCACCGTTCTTATATATTCTTACGGCTACTATTCTAACCGTATCGGATAGGAAACGCCCGCAGTCATTAGCTAGCTTAACTTGTAATTGAATAGCTTTTGCTAAATTTTTAGTACGCTTTCTTATGGTTTTCTTGAATCCGAAAACATAATCTTCGGTATCGATTTCGAACTGGTAGGTGTCAGAGTGTAGTATCTGATTCAATTCTGCTGTCATTTGTTGTACTCTATTCATTGCTCTTATTGTTTAAGTGGTTATTTTTGATATGTAAAGATACAAATAATATATTGAATACCAATGAGTTATATCTTTTATTTCATGTGCTTAAACTTTATTTAACTTTTTGATTTACAGGTATTTAGCAATCAAAATTGACTTGCTTTTCTCCACCTCTGCGCTGGTATCAATTCCGAGTTGTCGATAAAACCCGGCATTGCCTGAAAGACATTCATGTGCTATCTTCAATGTTCTACGTTCTTCTTTGGAGAAACCAACTCGAAAAGTAGAGAATATAGCTAATGCTTCTTTCAAATAGCCGGAGTGGAGTAGGGATATAGCTTTACTTGTTTTGGTTTCCATAAGGGTAAATTTCTATGTCTTCAAAATCGTCGTCAGTAAGGGCGATTTCTTCTGTGTTTATCATTTCTTCTACTTTCTCATGAGCGGAATTCATGTTTTCTGCTTCTACCTCCACAACCTTCGAGTAGGTTTCGATTATTCTGAATTTATATTTCATATTTCATTACTTGTATAATCTTCATCACATTTATTACACCGCCACATATATCCAGAAGCAGGAGAGAGGAAAAGCGAATTACCACATTTCGTACAGGTTGGGAGCAAGTCTTTAATGTAGCCAACTTCAACTCCAAATGGGCAACTGCTCCGTAATGCTCTTTCAAAATCTTCATCACTTTCGATAAGTCCTTCTGCATCGTTGTCGTATAGAGAATACAATTCTTGCGTTCCAGTTTTGTATATGGCTGTGGCTGTGTCTTTATCTACTATAAGCCAGACAAAACCGTCTTTTGTAACTTTCGTTTTCATAGTCCTAACTCTTTTATTATGCGTTGTGCCATTTCGTTTGCTTTATAAACTTTTTTATCATAAGCAATTAAATTGTGTATTCTTGTCGCCTCCCCTGATAAAAAAGGTATTTGACTTGGATATAGGCTATAATGCTCCAATAACACCTTTTTAGCAAGTTCTAAAGCTTCGCTTTTATAGCCAAGTTTATCCCCTGTAATGATCATCACACTCCAAGCGTTATCGTTTCTAATCAACTTTTCCATTTTTTATTCTCCCCATAATTTTACTGCAAGGTCGTAATTCTTTTGAGCTTCATTTACTGCTTTTTTGGCATAAGTAAGAGTGTAGGAGTGTTCACGTGGATATTTGCCTGACTTTACACCTTCATGATATTCTTTGGCTTCTTCCAGCTTGTGCGCATAAAAGTCAATACTTCCCGGCATAGATAGGTTGATGGTTGTAGCACGCTTGTCCCAGTATTCGGCTTCTCTTTCATGTTCTGTTGCTTTGTCGCTAAATTCAACGCTTTTACCCATGTTTCTCCAAGCATCCGCTATTGCTTTTCTGTGTCGTCTTTCGCTATGATGCCCTATTTTAATAGGTTCTCCAAGTGAAAGAAAATCTCTGTCCTTATTTGACTTTTCGAAATATTCATGACTTTTTTTATTTGCTGATACAGACCATTCACGTCTACGTTCGGCTCTACGTTTTGCCCATTCTTGTACGTTGAATCCGTCAGCTCTTACGATGGAGTAATAATAGAATCCGTCACGCTCAAATATCAGATTAAAAACGATACTTTCATTCTCTTTTCCATACTTGGTTGTAACTAGAATTTCCTCACCTCTTTCGTGCTTTTCTTCGCACTTTGCCAAAAATACGTTTGGCGCAAACTTGTAATATGTGTTCATTGCTCTTATATATTGTGCAAGGCTTTCGCTCTGCTAGTTAAAATTATACTAATACTTCAATCTCTTCAAATTAGCTGATTTCGTCAATATACTCATACTTCTCAATCCCCATTTCTTTAGTAGCAATACCTGTTAAGTCAACATACATACAATATTCGTCAACTTCTACGATATACCACCCATCATTGTATTGTACCTCGCCATCTTCATAGATAGTTTGGATAAGTGTTCTACCGTCTTTCATTACAGAACTTGCAAGCTCATAAGGGTTGCGAATTGTACCATTATCGTAGTCACAGATGTCATTCATTGCTTTCAGTGCTCTGTTGGCAAGTTTTCTTCTTGTATCAAATTTCTCTGTAAAAATATGAGTTGCTTTCATTGCTCTTTGTCTTTTAATTATTAGGAATATTGGTTTGTTTTAGTATTGTAAAGATACTCATTATCAGTGAGTTAACCAAATATTTACAGCGTTATTTTGCTCATAGTCAAGGGTTTAACTTTTAGTAACTTGAAATGAAATATGAATGAAATGGAGTATCACGGACAATAGTTTAATCTATTGGTTTTTATTAAAGTGACCCGGCTTTTGTTTCCACAGTGATATAGCCGGGCCACCGCTCTTGTTGTTTTGGAAGAGCACGTGTATTTGGTGTATTAATCTCCACAATAACGCCCGCTTTGGTTTCTGTAATACTCTATTATACCTCTTTCCATTGCTGAGTCGAATACAACCGATTCGGGCTTTTGTGCGGATTCCAACTTTCTCATTAACCGGCGGGCTTCTTTTTCGGCTTTGCGGGCTTCCGCTTTCATCTTAAACCATGCGTTCCTCAAACAAGCACTGAACGACTGGCAGAACTCACGGCCGAGAACCGAGATAGAGCGTTTATACATTGACCATGCCATTTTGAAGAGTTGCGATTTGTTGATTTTCGTTTTCATATCTTTGTTTTAGTTTTATGATATAAAGATACAAGATATAACTTGTATATACAATAGTTTGAACAAGATTTATCTTGTATTTAACTTTATTTATACAAGATATAGCTTGTATATATTAATAAAAAAACGACTTTTGTAACAGAAATAACTTTTAGGGTATGAGAATAAGAGATATTATTGAGCAAAAAGGTATAACTACAAAAGAGTTAGCCGAAAGAATGGGAATTAGCCAAAGTGCATTGAACCAACATATATCAGGGAATCCTTCGATTAAAGTTCTTACTTCAATTGCTTCTAATTTAGGAGTTGATATATGGGAATTGTTTATATCACCAGAAGAAGTACGCCCCAATAGCGATACTACTATATTGACGTGTCCTAAATGTGGAGCGAAGTTAAAGGTAATTGAGTCAAAAGATTAAGCCATGAACGAGGAAATAACAAAGCTATTACTTCAATGCGACACGTTGAAAGCCCGTTTGTTGGGGCTGCGCCCATTACCACCGGATGCCCTGCAAAAGATAGAGAATGCGTTTGCCATTGAATACACCTATGAAAGCAACCGGATAGAGGGAAATACGCTCACACTGCAAGAAACGGAGTTAGTAGTGAACGAGGGGGTTACTATCGCCGGAAAGTCAATGCGGGAACACCTTGAAGCGATTAACCACGTTGAAGCGATAGACTACATAAAGGACTTTGCAAAGGGAGGTATGGAAATATCGGAGCGCACAATCAAGGAAATACACGCTATTGTGCTACATGGAATAGACAGAGAGAATGCCGGACGTTATCGGGGCGTGCCTGTTATGATTTCGGGAAGTACATATGTCCCCCCACAGCCGTATTTGATACAACCACAAATGGAGGCTTTTATGACAAGGTTTGCCGAAATGGAGGAGCAAGGCATTCACCCGGTGCTCATTGCGGCTTACCTTCATGATGAGTTGGTACGCATACACCCGTTTATAGACGGGAACGGGCGTACATCTCGGCTTCTGATGAATCTATACTTACTCCGCAACGGTTATACACTGGTAAATCTCAAAGGCAGCAACGAGGTCAAAATAAGCTATTACAAGGCACTGGAAGCCTCTCATACGGAGAACAATCCGGCAGAGTTCCAAAAGGTCGTTATACGGGCTGAAATAGAATCTTTAAGCCGGTATCTCTCAATTGTAGGATAGTATTGTCTGGATTTGAATTAAAGATTATGAATGAAGCAATAATTTAATTTGTAACTCGTTTAAGTTTATTTATTACCTAATCACGACCTAAATTTAGTGTCACAAATGTATTTTATAAACGACATATATACAAGCATAAATAGGTGAAAAGTATGTTTTTAACATATTAAACGGATAAATTGGTGAAAGATGTTTCCCCAAAAGTTGTAGCAGAAAAGATGAAAAGAAAGCGATGAAAAATTAATCTCACCGCTTTTTATATGCCTCAAAATAGGCGTGTGTAAACAAATGCCAAATTAGAGTTGTATAAACATCAATTCTTTAAATCAAAGGAACTATCCGTATTTTATCGAGCAAGCCACAAACAAGGCCATAGCGCCGAATATGGCACTTGCTACTGCGATGATGGTAGTTATAATCCATTTCCAGTCTATGGGATTGCGTAAGTTAGGATTGGTGGCAAAATAAATTTTTCCATATTTCGTTATGCGGACATCTTCAAGTTCATGCCCCTCGTTCCATAGACCTTTGACAAGACCTAATCTTTCCAGCGAGTCTACGCACGAAATGAATATATGGTGCGGATAAGTGTTTGGGCAGACAATCCCGCTGCTGATTAAACGCAACACTTGCTTCTCCTGTTTTGATAGCTTGATTTGCTTCATGACCGTTTCTCTACAATGACAGCAAAAACTTATACGCTTTAAGATACTTGTTCAATCTCGGTAAGTCTTCCTCTATTATTTGAGGTAAACGGGTTACGTCCAAATTGTCCTCCAAGTCGTGCAGCTTTACTTGTCTTCCAATAGGATTCAATCTACACCGTTTTATGAAATCGTCATAGATCTCATCATCGTTACGAGTGACAGAAAGTATAGCATCCACAATATTATGAGGAAAGCCTTCCATTAGTAAATATTCAGCAGTAACTTCGGTATCTTCTATCGTGTCATGCAATAAAGCTACTATGCGCTCCTCATCTGTTTTGCATCGGTTTGCCACACGGATAGGGTGGAAGATGTAGGCTGCTCCAGCTTTATCGGTTTGTCCGCTATGGGCTTTGACGGCGATTTGAAGGGCTTTTTCTAATAGTGAATTTTTAGTACATGTCATATTCTGATTTGGGTATTTCTATACCTCCTAATATTATCTCGCAAACGGTTTCATTTGACTGTGATATTTCCTTTTCATTGCGTCTTCCTTTGTGCTTAATGAAAGCATTTGTCTTTCCATTTTCAAGAACAAGACGTATTGCAGATTCTTCAAAATCGTCTAAAATATAGACTTCTTCACCCGCTTGTAATTTTTTTTGTAGGATATTTGGGTTCATATTTATATGTAAAGATAATTATTTTTATCGGAAATGACTATAATATTCAATAGATTTTTCTACTATTTTTAGTGCTTCATTACTTGATTTATCGAGTATGCGCCATTGCTCATAATATTTATGTCCGAGACCACCTTCCATTCCTGTCTCATTATGTATTTCTTCCCAACGTTTTTTTCCAAGAATACGTTTCGCATATTCCGGCCTTTCTTTTGCAAAAATCATACGTTCCGTATTAACCTGTATTTCCGCAGTAAGACCATTTGTGGTTCTTATGTTTACGATGTTTCCACTATATCCCATGAATGATTCTGGTTTTTGCCTTTTAAGGCGTAAGAAGCCTTCCGTTTTGTACATTTCTTCTAATACATCTTCTATTCGGGACTTCGGAACGATTATGGTTGTTCTTACAGCATCTTTAATATCGTATGGAGTTATACCTTCTGTGATGACTTTTCTTGTGATAGAAGTTGTACTCTTTAAATTAATAGGCGTAACATAACCACCATTTTTTATTGCGATCCGTTCTGCTATGGACTGTACTTCATCTCCCACTGATGATGCTCGTTTTACAATTTCCGAAATGGAACTTTCAACTGTTATTTTCTGATAAACGGATTTATTATCACGCAAAAAGTATGGTAAAGTATTACGTTTTTTTGCTGTGCTGATGCGCTCTTGATTATCTAATACCCACTTTTTGAAAGCGTCCGGTACGTCTTTAACTTCGTTCACGCTTGCTGTCGTGGCTTCACTCCGACCGTCCCATTCCCAAAATTCTTCTTCGGTTTTTAGAATGGGTATCTTGTAACACCGGCAAAGGGGATGCCAACCGGTCCATTGGAAGTCTTTCGGGTACTTCCCAGCTAGTATATCGCAAATGTCTTGGAAAGGCTTTCCGTTGCAAGTATGGTTGTTGCTCAACTTGATTTCATACCCCACCACGAAGTCCATCTGCTGCCAGCGTAGGTTTTCAGCTTGACGGTATGCCATATTGATTTCGGAAGCAGCCAAACGGATAGAACGATACTCGCAATCCATTGCCCGTGATGCTTTTCCGAACCTTTCCTTGTAATCTTTTTGTAGTTGCGGGAAATCGAGCAGATATTTGGAGATTTGCTTGCTTAATGTAATTGCAATCGTACCTTTTTGAATGGCACATGATATGGCTTCTTCAAGTTCCTGTTTATACAGAGTCGATTGATTCCACAACTTATCTGATATGGTAAATCCTTTATCCTTACGTTGCTGAAACGCTTTCAATGCATCATTATTGGGCTGGTATAGGATTTCGTATTTCTCCTTTCCTATGGTTGCGACATAAGTTTGCAATACTTTGTTGGCAAGAAGATCTTGAACTTCGTTGCTGTTTTTCCATTCTTCAGAAGTGCCACTATATATTACAGCTCCGATGTCCTCAACGAACCTTTCTTGTAAGTCTCTTATCCGTTTTCTTGTTTGGGGATAATCCGACCACATAAACGGCCTATCACTATCAATGGTAAAATCGGTAATTCCGACTATTTTAGCCGCCTCTAAATTCAAATCCTCGTATATGGATTCCACAAGCATGACGTATTTGGCGAGCCGTTTATTCAGCTCGCCGTACTTGCGTTTCTGATTTGGAGTTTTTGGCTTTGCCATTGCGTATTATTTATTTTCAACCCTGTCATGTGCTGGCATTTCCAATAAACGAATAGCTTTAATTGTTTCTTTACCCTCTAGTATTGCTTTACATAAGCGGTGGTATCCATCGGCGATTTGTCCTACATCATCAAGAATAATAGGATATTCAAGAGAACATTGATTCACCCGTTTGCACTGAAATATAAAACTATGAAGTTGATTACACTCAAACGGCTCTGCTGTCAAGTCAATATTCCATAAGGGCATATCAAGTATAGGGTATTCTTTTACTTTTGCAAAGTCATAGAGTGTTTGGGCTGTCCAAATTTTATCTCCACGGTGGTATTCACTTTCAGCGAAAGTCATATTATCAACTGGAACTTTCATTTTACTGTTCTTTCTTGATGTACACTTTGATTTCACCTCTCACATGGATCTCGTCCCCAACCTTGCAGACTGTATATTCAATCAAATCTTTTTGATTGATGGAGTTGATGATTGACTTGCGTATCTCATTCTTGGTTTCACAGACAAGCATTTCAACAGCCTTACGGTTGGACCACCCTTCGTCAACTTTCTTCTTCTTTCGGTAATCCTTGATTTCTTTTTTAGTCAGGACAAGGCAGACGCCAAGCTTCCTTGCTTCGTAGTTATCAACACTTTCAATATTGCTCAATCTTTCTTGTGGATTGATTTTATAAGATAACTTAATGAGCCACATTGATATTCTTTTTCTCATAATGTTTCAGTATTTAAATTGCTGACTCTCCGAATATATTATCGACCCTGCTTTGTGAAGTGATAGTCTCCTCTTGCCGTATCTGTTCCAATGTAGCCTGCGCGTCATTGCTATAACCTGCCTGTTGGATAGATTCAAGCTGAGACATGACTGGTTTTCCTCCATTAAGTTTCAATAAGCGATCTGCTGTGGCATCTTCATCTTGTTGTATGAAGGGGGTAATGATATGTTCAATCTCTATATTATCAATTTCGCTTGCCCATGATGTGTTCATGTGCTTCAAAAATTCTTTGATGACACTTGCCTCACGTTCGAAAAGCTCAATCCATGAGCCGCTTTCGTCTCCAACCTTTAAGTGTGCGTCGGTCAAAAGCATTTGTCTGGCATCGTAACCTATGTTCCCCAAAGACTTCATGTTGTCAAAAGAAACGTCCGGCATCTGCGATTGCATCCAATAGAGTTTAAGCAGGGTTTCCACATGATACTTCAATGCTTCGATAGATTGCGACCATGATACATACGATACGTCTCCATTATATTCCACACGGTAAACTCTACGGCTTTCTCCTTTATCTTCTCCACCTTTTATACCACCGGCTATTTTCAAAATTGGTGCTGAATTATAGGCAATCACGTCGGAGTTACGAGAAAGTGTATATTCCAATTCTTTGCGAATACGAGTTAATCCGTGGTATATAGGAACAGGTCTAAATGCGTATGCACCGGGTATTTTCATTAATCGTATTTGTTCAACAGTACCGACAGGTTCCCAACCTTTACCATTTTGTTTCCATTTATAATGTTTGTCCGATGTGTATGTCTCAAAATAAGTAATTACTTCGTCCTTTACCCTTTTGGTGTATTCAAAGGACATTGCAAGCATATCGTCAAGCTCGTCGATCAATGGATATAGTTTTACTCCCTCCATTGGCGAGTATGTCTTGCATTTTAGCTTATACTTACTATTAAAACCATATAATGTATTGGTCTTTTCTACTACGTACCAAATTGTGAAAATTTCGCATGAGGCGAAATACGCATTTGCACGTTTAATATTTTCTGTATCGATTCGGGCATACTTGTAAATTGCCTCTATAGCCTTTGCTATCTGTTGGCGGACTTCAAATCCTTCTGTGTTGTGGTAGATACGTTTTACAGGAATGGCAAACATGAACTCGGTCATACGCTTTGTAAGCAGCTTTTCAAGGCCAATGTAAATGCGTGATGCTTCTTCTTTTGTCCCGTCTTTGCGTATTTTATCTTTTCGTGTTATAGTATCTTTGGCTATTTCATGGAATGATGGTTCATACGCTTTAATAAGAAATTCCCATGAAGGAACACAAACGGATTTTCTTTTTAAGTCATTGATAATATTATCAACGGGTCGGGCACTGTTTAATATAGCGGTTATTTCGTCCATAGGCTTGTTTCGTATTACTTCATACGATTTTTTTTCAAAAATAGTAAAAGTGAATGAATTTCATATACTTTTAAACTATATTTCACACAGTATGTAGTCTACTGTATTTAGTCGCCGTATTTTATCTAAAATAGGATATGATACATCGTGCGTGATTGAAGATGTACTAAAAGCGACGCTATAACCGTTTTGGATTATTTATCAGATAATTTAGTTCATCTTTATATTTTTGCTCACGAATCTGAGCTTTATCAAACAAGGTTCCAGACCCTCTACAAGGTTTCCATCCCATAATTTATTCTTTTTTACAGAAGATTATCATATTTATTTTTTCACTTTTATCAAAAATCGCAAGCGTAAGTATATTGATTTTTTAGGCTTTCTAAGGCTTTTTCTGTAACAAGGTATGCATAACTGTTGCTGCTTATGCGCTTGATAGAACGTGTCTTTTTGAGAACAACAGGCTTATTGAAGATGATTTCATACCTGTTACCACAGCTCGTTATTCGAAAATCAACACTACGCTTGTATCTATCTAATTCTGTTTCTTTGTATTCACCTTTGGAGACAAAATTAGGATTGGACACAAAGTAGCCTTCTGCTACCAATATACCATTTGAGTTATATACTTTCATAATCGTGTTTTCATGACATTATCAGTAATTTTGTTCCCTGTACTATCAAATACTTCTATAGTTGGTCTACCTCCGTTATCAATAGGAGAAATAGCCTCTGATGTTTCATATAAAGTTTCTCCGTCTGTAACCATTATCTGCTTGTCATCTTCAAAACAAAGTACATCTTCACCTTCCCATGATTTTATTATTTCTAACGCTTCTTTATAACTTTCTGCTTCGATAGAAAACTGGGTACGCTCCCAACATGTTACTTTGCGGTCCTGATAAAAATCAAATGTTTTCATTGCTCTTATGTAATATATCTTATTTTATTTCACTTATTGTAAGTTCTGGATATTCTGCGCCTCTTGCATTTTCCAAAAAAATCATTGTGTTGCAAAAATCAACTGCTTCTTCGTATGTTTCAAACTTAAATGTTACACTTGAACCTTTCTTTGATACTTGGTATTTCATCGTTCTTGTCTTTTAATTGTTAGTAATGTTGTTTGTTTTAGTATTGTAAAGATACTCATTATCAGTGAGTTAACCAAATATTTACAACCTTATTTTGCTCATAATCAGGAGTTTAACTTTTGGTAACTTTGCAGTTCCCATTTATATCCTGCTTCGTCCCATTATAAAATCTCATCATGTTTATTCTTGTATTAATTTTTTGCTTAATATTTTTCTTTTTGAGTTGTTCACCCCACTGATAGGCTTCCTCAATGACACTCTTGCAATGTTTCTTCTCCCAATTCTCGCAGAAAGGATATGACTTGTATATACTCTCAATCATGTTTCAAATAATTTTTTATAACTCATATTTTACTCCTAATTTTCATCAAATATGCTTTCGATTTTTTCGTTCACCCTGTCACATGTATCTCCAAAGGAAATGGCAAAAGATTCGTCGCCTACACGGTCTATGATGGATCGCAGGTCACGGGCGATGTGGTTGAACGCCCGCAGTTCTTCCAGCATAGGAAGGGTAACAGTGCCGTCGTATTTTTTCAGTAGTGAAAGTAAATCGACGGCGGAGGATTCTGCAATGTCCGCCAACACTGGGATTTTTCTCAGGAGGCGATTACATTTATCTTTGTCCTCTTTGCTCATGGTGTCGGTGATTGTTTTTGCCGTGACTTGCTCACGGGTTTGCAGTAGCCGGTCGTATTGCCTTCGTAAGTTGTCAAACAGAGCGAAGTCGCCCCTTCTCAGAGCCTTCTCCATCTTTCGGCTGTACTCCTCTTTCAATATTTCGATGTCCATGATTTACTTGTTTTAAATAATTATTTCAATATCAACTCTCTTGGTTCTTTGTCTTCCCATTTTACTTCTGGGAATAAACTGTCACTTAATACAACAACAGTAGTATTTTTGTCTCTAAATCCCCATGTATACTTACGTTTAAATGGTTTAGTTGAGTACATAAACAATTTTCCACTTTCGTCCCTTGCTATCCACATAACTTACTCCTCCCACTCGATTTTAATTGTACCTAAATACGATGGCGGACAATTACTTACGGCTTCTTCTCTGTTAGGAAATACGCCAACAGCTAATGTATCTCCATAATTATTTTTGCACAAGTTAACCCACCCCTCTTTCTTTTCAGGGGACATCATAAGGTTAAGATTATTATCATGCTCATCACATACACCATCAATATCA